TGGATGAATTTGATGCAGGACATGCACTCATCATGGCCAAGTTCGAACCTCTGCCAGAGATTCGTGTCGACAGGGCGCTCTTGAATGAGTACCTTTCTATGTGTCGGCCTGCAAAGGCTGAGCGGTTGCTCACCGCGTGGGATAGTGGTGAGATGCGCTATGACGGGGAAACGAAGCATGTGTTTGCGAAGCAGGAAGTTTTGCTCAAGGATCACGGAGCGCAGCCCAGGGTTGTATATCAAGGGACAGATATGTACAATCTTTTGACGGGCGTGACGGTTATGGAATTACACCGTCGCATGAAGAGTGTGTTTTGCCGGGAGAACCCCCTCAACACAGGGAATGTCGTTATATTCGCCTGTGGAGTGCCAGGGGAGGAACTCGGTGAAATAATCGGAAATGCGCAAGGGGAGATGCTTGAGTCGGACATGAAGAATAACGATGGGTCACAAAGTGGGGCATTCCGCAAGAGAGAAGCAATGTTCTACAAGAAACTCGGAGCACCGACATGGTTTGTTAGAGAGTTTGCCCGCAACACAGAAGTGCGCGTATGGACAAGATACGGTATAGAAGCGACTGTCGTAGGACAGCGGTGGTCTGGAGAAAGTACCACCACTACCGGCAATTCGTATGTGGGCATGGCATTGATGCTCCAGGCTTTGGTAAAGTCTGGGGTTGAACAGTCTACTAACATCCATGGGGGAGATGACTACCTCGGGATAATTCAAGGGGGTGACAACGTCAAAGAAAACATCGAGCAGGTGGTTTCAAGTGCAGGCATGACTGCCGAAGTTGTCAAACCTAAGAGTCGCGATCATGGCACTTTTTACAGAAAGCGCTATGTTAGGGGATTGAATGGTTGTCTTCCAGTACCACAATTTGGACGCGTCTTGGCAAAGTTGAACATCCGTGCTAATCAAAACACGGCTGTCAACGATAGAGATTACATGGCGGGCAAGTACATGTCCGCTGCGTATGAACATAGATGCGTCCCAGCAATACGGGACTTGCTGTTGGCAAAAGCTCAGGCGATGAGCACCAACCCATGGTTTGACGTTCGTGCCACTAAGTTGGCTGAAATGGGCGGACCAGAGGCAATACGTTCAAGAATAGAACGATCCACAACTGTCGATCTCGACGCATTTTCAGGTTTTCTCGACAACGTCTACGGGATAAATGCTGATGAACTTTATGACCTATACAGTAGGGTGGCCGATTCGTGTATCGACTACCTTGATGGGTTTACGTTCGTCAACAAGAAAGGTAAGGTCGTTGAAAAGTCTGGTTATGTGCCTGTTAAGATAGCAGGCATGACAGTTGATAGATTGGTTTCCTTGGACGTTTAATACGACAAGTACTGGACCTCCCAGTGAAGACGGTTAGCATGCACCGACACACTGACG